TTTTGCGATATGTAGTCATCTGTCCAATCATACTCAACACCATTTATTTGTGAAATTTTATCAAGTGCTCCTGAAATATTTTTTATGTTTTCCTTGAGCCTTTCATCCGATGAGTAGAACGAAGTGATTGAGTTAGTTGCTCTTATTTCTCCCGTTGTTGAGGAAGCAGCAGTGCCAACTCCAATGCTATCCGATCTTGTAGCACCCATTGTTAGTAATCCTGTGCTTGGGTTGTATGTTAATCCACTGTCCTGTTTTGCTGCTACTAGTGCTCCGGTCGTTGTGTCAGCAAAATAAAGTAAAAAATCTGTGTTACTGCTAGTATCGCTGGTAATTGTTGCACCAGCAGGGGCAAAACTTAATATTCCTGCACCATCACTTACTAGTGCATATCCACTTACGGCACTGTCAGCATTAGGTAGAGTCCATGTAACGTTTGATGCAACTGTTGACGCTGCCTTGAAAGCAACATAGTTTGAAGAATCAGAATCTGCAAAGCGTAGATCACCAGAGTCATTAATTTGTTGATTGCCCTTGATTTCAAATATACCAGTTCCGCGTGGATCTATAGTGATATTATCGTTTTCACTCGCTGTAATAGTCGTATCTTGGGCACTTAATCCTGCTAGTGCTGTTGGTGCTACACCGCCGTGTTGTTTTCTTGCCATATCTCTAGTTTCCTATGATCCCTTATGTTGTAGATGTTTCAATACCATAGCATACCGCTGATATACCCGTGTCACTTGCGTATACTGATACAATTTTACCTGTATCTAAAACTATCCCTGTTCTCTCCAAAACACCGTTTCCGGAAATACTTACATCATATTCGATGAATTCGCTGTTATTTGGAGCACTTGGAGGGGTAGTTCCTGTGACCGCTATTCTAACATTTACCGCTGTTGAACCCCTGTTAAGAATATTTACAGTTACCACAGAAAATGTATCTGCAGGAACCGTATACAACGCAGTATATGTCGTTGCTGATAGATCTTGGACTCCTAATCTTCCTGTTGCCATTTTAATTGTTCTCCATAGTTATTTATGTCAAAAAGTAGTTAAACGCTATTGGAAGACCAGTAATGCCTCCCTTGAAGTTCATCTTAGCATTGACATTGATTGTTGCGCCTGTTGTTGTTGTAATCTGGTTGGAATTAATGAATATAAATCCAGCCGTAACACTATTTACGTTTAGCGACGCACCACCACCACCAATTTGTGAACTGATGTATGCCTTAATTGCTCTCTGGGTAGGTACAATGCTATCCGAATCAGCAGTAAAGAATGGATCTGTACTAAATTCCGTAATACTTGCGGAATTTCCGCCCAATGTAACTTCACCTAATGAAAGTTCCTGTAAACCAGAAATGTTAAACGCATCAGCATTAAGTGTAGCAACACCAGTTGACTGTTCAATGCTGAATAAATCACCTACTCTAAAGTTACCATCCTGGTCTGTTGATGTAAAGAACACTCTACCACCATTTGATTCCTTTGTTTCGTTTGCCTGATTTGGAATCTGTGTTGGAATTCCTGGATAATTTGTTTCGGTAAAACTACCGGTTCCAATATCAAGGAAGTCGTGTCCTGTCAATCTAACCTGAGAGTAACGTATTCTACTTGTTATTGTTGTGCCATCAGGTGGGCTATCAAACACCGTTACGTCTGGTGATACCTGCAAGAATGCAGTGTATGCACCATCATACTCACCAAGGAATGTTAATACCTGTACCAGTTTAAATACTCTATTCGGTAAGTGACTAAACACTACATTTGATCCAACGGCTGGTCTTTTTGTTAATCTTCTCACGGCAATAAATTGTCCGCTCTGGAAGAAATCAGCGTATCCATCCCCACTGTCTATATCAGCACTGGCACTATCAAATGCACTTCCTCTATTTACGAATGATGGATTAGCCAATACGCCATTTCCTGTTCTAACGCTTGTTGGTGCCTCAAATGTATTGTTAGGATCCGTAATTGTTATCGTTGGTGCGCCTCCGGTATACCCTGATCCAGGTTCAGTAAGTCTAATTGCAAAGATTTTTTCATCTGCAACAAAAGCTCGTGCTTCTGTCGTAGCACCTGTTCTTGTATCACTAGCAATGTTTACGGATGTTCTACCTATTGAAACAAATCTACCAACTTGATCCGGATTACCAAACGCACTTGCTTGGAATCCGTTTGCCGCTGTGCTCATTGTTCTAGCAGTCCATGTAATACCATCCGGTGATGTTGCACCGTTGTTAGTTGCGCTCACTGCAAGGAATACACCCTGTCCATATTCAACATGCTGCCAAGCCTGTGTTGATGGTAAAGTGGTCTCAGTCCAGTTAGCACCTCCGTTGATTGAGTAGGCTGCTAATGTTCCGTTTGAGGAAGATACAGCAACGAATCTATTGTTACCCCATGTAACGCTGCCCCACTGTGAAGAACTTAAACCAGTTCCAGCGGTCCAGTTATCGCCATCATCTGCTGAATATGCTACAGCATTTGTGTTGGATACTGCTATCCAAACACCTCCGCCGTATGCAACATCTACCCAAGTAGTAGAACTTGGAAGATTTGCTGTGGTTGCTGACCAAGTAACGCCACCATCTGTTGTGATTGCTGCTTGGTTAGAGCCAGATTTTACTGCCATCCACTTGCCATCACCGTAGCCTAATCCTGTCCATGAACCAGTTGAAGGCAAATTACCTCCTGCTGTCCATGTTGCGCCGCCATCTTCTGAGAACGCAGTATCATCAACTCCCGCTCCTCCCGCTATGGCAATTATTCTTGCTGCGTTTGGTTTTGCGGTTCCTGCCGTGCTAGTAAATGATCCAGCACCCGTTGCAACGAATGTTGTTCCTGCAACAATTGAGCTTGAACCAAAGGTTAACCATGGTGAATCACCCGTTGTTACAATCGTATATGATCTTCCAGTTACAAAATTTCCAGCAGTTTCTATTGCTGTTAATCTACCTCCGGCTATGGCTGTCCATGTTGTTGATACAGGAAGTGTAGTAACCGCAGTCCATGAATCTGCATCATCACTATAATTTACCGTGTTACCTGAAGCACTCGGAAGTGCCACAAAGTAACCACCGTGTCCTACACCTTCAAAGTCAAATGCCTGTATTTCACCGTTGCTAGAGTTTACGGCTGTGATAGTTATAACAATGTCATTTGTGGTATTATTTCCATTTAAATTAGATCCTTGTATAGTAATTGTATCTAATCTTGCATAACCAGTACCACCCTGATCCAATCTAACAAGGTATTTTGTGCCTTTCTTTGTAATATCAAACGTTGCACCAGTTCCTGAACCACTAGTTGAATCCTGTGTTGTATTTTCAAAACTCTCATACACTCCACTGTATGTTACATCGCTCCATGTAGTGGTCGTAGAAAGTGTTTTTGCATCTGAACTATAAGGAGGAGCAGTGAATGAAATTCTCGGTTCGATTGTGTATGTTGTTGATGCATCCGGAGAAACAATTGTAGTTCCTGCAACAATGTGATCCCATCCACTAGAACCATCTGATTCCTTAATAACAGTAGCAATCTTAGTTCCTGAATTGTATGTATTAATAATACCATACTGTCCAACCCCAGTTCCTCCAGTTAGATAAACTTTCATTCCTGGATATGCACTTGAAGTGTTTGCGTCTGTTGCAGCAATAGTAATTTGGGTAGCAGTTCCTCCTTGTGCTGTGTTTGATGATGTAACATAGCCAAAGCCGCCAAAATTACCATCTGCTTCTGGTGCAGTTGTTGAATCGTCAACATTGTCAAGCAATCTTACATTAAATACTGCATCATCACGGAATTCCTTGTCCTGTTCCGCAACAAATCCACTTCCTGGACCAAACACACTAAACACTGCTTCTGTGTATTCTATACCAGCATTGTCATATTCAAATTGATATATTTCCTGAGCATTGTCAGTGAACACACTTCCCACAGTTGCTTCATATTGGAATTTATTATCTACTGTACCAGTACCAGGTGTTTCGGTTGAATCAAACCCTTCAGCAACAGAACCAAAGTCACCGTATGAGTTGTTACCGTTGGTTCCTCTAATTCTTCCACCTTCTGTTGCCAGATAACCAATGTGTGAGTAGTATGTAAACACTGATACAAGCTCTGCTCTACCGTTGTTTGCTACCCAAGCGCCGATACCATCACTAATAACCTGTGTAAAGTCATTTGATACGATCGAATCGTTACCGCCATTGTGTAGTGCACCGTCAATTTTTTGACCTATTGCAGCATTACCAAATGTGGTATTGTTCTGTACGTATGGTGAACGTGCAATAATCCATGTTCTAAAGTCATCTGGTCCCCAACCTGGATCCAACGAACAGTATGCACCCGCTGAAACTCTTGAAGTTCCGTATTCGTTTTCAGGTAATAGATCACCGTTCAATCCGTCCATAGTCTGGTTTCTAATACCCGTTCCGTTTCTTAAGTAGTAGAAATCTTCTTCCTGTGAACCAAGCACTGCATTTGCATAGTATCTTGCTACGTATCTTGATCTATAGTTTGAAGTCCATTGCAGATCCCATTTGAGAGCATCGATATATGTGTCAACGTCTCTAGCACATAATGCTTCATTATAAACAAGTTCAACACCCATGCTTCCGCTTGCAGTTGTTAATGTAACTGCACTGGTAGCATATCTAGTGGTACCTATTTTGAAAGTGGTTGAACTTACAACATCCTGCACATAATAAGTTGTATCCGCTGTAATTCCACCAAACGTTGTACCTGTGAATTTAATTGCTGCATTTCTAACTAACCAACTAGTGTCTGCAATTGTGATCACATCAGTTGAGGCAGTGGTATCTGTTGCTGTGTCCTTAAAAGTGTCATCGATGTATGCTGCTAGTTCAGCCTTAATGAATGCTCTATTTTCCTCAAGTTTTAACCTTGCCCAATCTCTTACACGCAGTTCAGTTTGACACACCTCACCTTCATCAGTTGCACTGAAGAATATAGTGTCAAGTTTATCCATTAGTAATGCTAATCTCGCTGCGGCCGTTGCATCACTGTTTAAGTAAGTTGCAGTATCGCCAGCAATAGTTTGTGCCAAATACAGATAAGCAGCTCTAGTTGCTGCTTTCTGTCCCAGGGTGTATACATCGCTTGCTGTGCTTCTTAGATATGATAGTGCAGCAATATGTGTAGCAAAGTTCGTTGCATCACTGTTAGCAGCGGCATTTCCTAGCATGAAGTCAAACATGACCGCTTCTAGTATCAGTCTGGTGTCTCTCTTACACTTTGCATCATTATATGTTAAATTTGGATAATTGGTTGAAAGATAAGTATCTACCAATGTAACCAACGCTTCCTGCTGTGCATCAAGAGTTTCTGCAGCGGTAATCAATGCAGTTGTTGATGATACAGCATTCGTAACTGCTGGATAATCTTCCTTAAATGCTGGTATGCTTAATCCACTTCCGTCAACAAGCGTAAATGTTGATCCGCCGAATGTTTCACTTATCGTAAAAGTGTTAGCAGCAGGTGTTGATATAATCCAGTATTTTGTATCTGTTACTAAATTCTTGTCTGTTTCCAAAGGAATAATTGCATCCCCAACCTGTAATCCATGATTAGCAGTCGTTGTTACCACATTTGAAGCAATTGTTGAAATAGTAACGTTAGGTAAATCAGCACCAGTCGAATCGCCAGCCAGTGTGTTTAATACTATTTGAAAATTGTCCTCAACAAAAGTTGCTGCTGTTGCTCCAGCATCTGCATTTTTGTACTGCGGTATTCCTACCTGTAATGCACTTACTGTGCTGTTTCTTGTTACAGAGCTGAGTATTGTTTTTAAATATCCATATGCAGCAATTGTTTGTGCTACTGTTGCTTCTGATAAAGCTCTAACACTGCTTGTTCCATCCCAATATGCCTTTGCAGCATTTAGAGTCTGATAAAATCCGCCATATGTTAGATCATAACTTAGTGCATCAACAATATATCCAACATCCTGTCTACATTTTGTCTTACTGTATTTCAAATCAGGATAGTTGTTCGTAATGTATTGGATTACTTCTTCCTGGAAGAATTTTTTATTTTCTGTTATATTCTTTCTTGCAGTTCCATAACCTGCCAGATATGAACTATTGTACCCAACCGGATCAGTCAAATTAGTAGTATGTTTTGTTCCAAGCCTAAAGTCAACCTGTTCCTTCATTACATCAACTAATTTGCTTGTTAATGCAGGAGTATCCGCGTCATCAGCCACAGGCCATGTTTGATCCTGTGCTGTTGTATTTCCAGTTGACGGTGTAATAGATGTTCCTGAAACTACATTATCAATAATACCACTTAGGTGCTTGAACGTATCAACAGTGTAGAAAGAATCACTTATATCTGTATTTCTATCTGATGCTGCTGCTGCTCTTACATTCGTAGAACGAACTTCGTCACCGAGAATACAAGTTTCTGCTGGAACAATAATAGGAAGAACTTCCTTGTACTGTCCTGCACTTACCTTAATTAATACATTAGGAACTACTCTTTCTGGAATAGCACTTGTATCTCCTGCGGTAATTGTATCTGTTACAATGCCCAATAATGAAGTAATTGTTGCATAAACTCCAGTTTCTGTTGTGTAATCTGTGTCAATGTATTGTGCTGCAACTGCTGTACTGTCACTTGCATCTTGATATGCTACTGCTGGTGCTTCATTGTCTAAAACATTACCTATGATTGTTAGCAGATAAGCGTATGCTGCTACTGATTGTTGAGCTTCATTGTTTAAACCCGACCCATAAACTCTGTCTTCAGATGCATCTGAAAATTCTCCATCCGCACTAAATCCTTGAACAAATGAAAGTGCTGCTGCTCTAGTTTTTAGATTTCCGCCATGGCCTATATCCCAAATTAATCTGTCGATGATGAATCCAACATCTCTTTCACATTTGTATTCATCATAATCAAAGCCTATCCAGATAGGATCAGTTCCGCTGGAAATCTGTGCTTCAATCCAACTTGAAGTTTCTCGCTGTAGGAACACTCTATTTCTTTCAAGTAAATATTGTGCGTTAGGATTTCGTGGTCCTTTTTCTACCTGTTCACATGCATATCTAATAGTAGCAAAAGGTTTATCAAGTGTTGTGCCATGAATTGGTGCGGGCAAATCTGTTCCGCTGGGCGCAACGTAGTAAACTTGATCAATTTTACCAATAGTTCTCCATTCTGGTAGTGTGCCATCCGATACTAAAACTTGTCCTTCTTGGCCGATGGGTAATCTTGCCGGTCCTGAACCTGAATAGTAAACTAAATCACCTGTGGTTGTTAAAACTGAAGTATCACTACCAATTGTAAGAACATTCCAATAGGTACCTGATGTATCTTGATCTGGTCTTGAATTTGCTGCTCCGCCACCTTCTGGACCTATAGTAGATCCGTCATCACCTTCAGATCTATGATTGTTAATACAGATGTATGCGTTGCTTCCAAATCTTACAGCATCTCCTAAAACATATTCATAGTCGTCCTGCCACTCACCCTGCCAATTTATACCGCTGTTTAATTTATCCCAGTAAGAAGCATTAGGTGGTAATGCTGCTACGGTTGCTGACATATTTCCTGTTGCCGTAGTAGGAGTAAAAACTGTTCCACCTGGTAGAGTTGAAATCGTAAAGGTAGTTCCAGTTACAATTGTTTTGACATAATAAGTTGCACCTTCTGCCACTCCACCGAAAGACGTTGCACCAAATCTTATTGCCAAGTTTGGCTCAAGATTTCCTGTGTTTGCTGTTGTGAACGTTGTTGCACCAGCGTCAGTAGCCGAAATAGTAATTCCTTGGCTAGCACTATCTGTGATGGCTCTGTATGTATAACCATTTAGTCTTACAACATCACCAATCTTGTATGAAGTTGTTATGCTCCAATCAGATTGAAAATTTAAATTTTGTGCTAATAGATCCCAATCAGTCTGTCCTGATGCAGTTGGGATTGTTCCTGTGTGAACAGTTTTTGCAACGTATTGGTTACCACCATAAACAACTACGTCACCCGCTTGATATTCTGTTGAAATGTTGTGTATGTTTTCAAATTCAAAACCTTCTACAAAATCATCCCAGTAACCGCTGTTAACATCCGAAGTAAAATCTGATCCTGATGTATGGCTCTGTCCTTCTTTGACAATCCATAACCCTGGTCCACTCTTTACAACATCATTTACTTTGTATCTAGTTGATGGTGCCCAATCGCCTTTAAATTCTAAACCTTGATTAAACTCATCCCAGTATGAACTCTGATTTTCTAGACCATCACTAGCAGTTGCGGATGATGTATGTCCGGTGTTTGCAACATAAGTATATCCACCGTACTTAACTAGATCATATTTTTTATACCTAGTTGTTGTAGCCCAATCAGCCTTCCATTCTAATCCTTCTGCAAATAAATCCCATTTTGCCTGATCTGCTTCTAATCCTGTAGAGTTTTCTAAACCAGCACTGCCAGAACCAACGGATGAATTTGACGTGTGTGCTGTATTTGCAATGTATAATGCTCCGCCATATTTTACTATGTCATTGATCTTATAAAATTTGCTTGTGGTCCAGTCTCCGGTCCATTCCTGGCCATCACTCATCTGATTCCATTTAGTTGGAGAATAGTTTAGATCAGTATAAAAATCTGTATCGGATGTGTGTCCTGCGGCAGCAATGTATGTTCTTCCGCCATATCTTACAACATCGTCAATATAATAAGTTGTAGAAGCAGCCCAATCGCCCTTCCATACAAATCTAATTCTACCAAGTTTAAATTCTGCCATTGTCGTTTCCGTTTGTTATGTTATATTTATCCTTGTTGTTCATTGCCCACTCCTTTAGTCATTGAAGGAATCAAAGAACATGGTTTGTGCTAGCATGCTTCCTGCAATTCCTATCTGATCTCCGCTGTAGTCCACTTTTACAGGGAATACTACTTCTAAACTCGCTACGTTATCAATTAGGTTAGGTCCAACCTTAACGGTACCAGCAATAAAGCTCGCCGTAAGCAAATCAGAACCACCAACATTTAATCTATTCTGTAAGTAAGCAGCAATCGCTCTCTGTGTTGGTACCACATTGTTAGAATCCTGAACAAACAGTGGATCCGTTGAAAATTCTCTAACTACCGTTCCTGATCCACCTAACCTTACTCCTCCTAGTGCTAGTTCAGTTAAACCAGCAAGATCAAAGAAATCAGCACTAATAGTTACGATACCCGTTGCCTGTTCAACAGCAAATAGTTCACCACATCTAAAATTACCTGACTGGTCAGTTGATGTATAGAATACTCTACCACCGTTTAGTTCTTGTACTTCATTTTCAGGTGCATAAACAAATGTTGCAGCACTGTACAGAGTTGGATAGTTTGTTTCAACAAAGTTACCAGTTCCAACATCCAAGAAATCGTGTCCTGTAATCCTAACCTGTGAATATCTTTCTCTAATTTCTACCTGTGACGTATGCTCTAGAAAATCGTTCAATGTCAATCTAGGAGTTACTCTAAAGGTAGCAGTTAGTGTTTCATCAATCTCCTCACTTAGAGGAGTAATTGTTTGTACTGTATAGAAATCTGTAGCACCTCTAAATCTAAATTGTGTTCCAGGACCAGGCAATAGTTCTAGTCCACTAATTGTTACAAATTGATCATTTGGAATAACGTCAGCAAATCCATCTCCTAGTAGAGTTACTATGGTTGAACTAGTTCGATAGCCACTGCCTCTGTTAATCCAACTAGGCTGTGCTAGTACAGCATCGCCCATTCTCATTTCAACATATGCCGTATCAGTAACATTTGGATCTACAATTTGTATCGTGGCAATACCATCATAACCGGAACCGGGCTCCCACAGTCTTATGTGATCAATGCTTCCGGTTTCAACTATACATCTTCCTTGCGCTCTAACGCCAGTCAATACCTTTGTTGCATGGTCAAGTCCGGATGCAACTCCAATCCACATTCCTGTGCTGTTTGACTGTGTGGTCGAGTCTCCTAGAGTAATGTCTGGATTACCAAATCCTATTGCTCTCCAATTAGCATCCTGTGCCAATGTTCTTTCAGTCCATAGTATTCCACTTTCTGATGTTGCGGCAAAACTAGTAGGACTTCCTACTTCGTCTCCTCCTACAACTCTTCCTCCAGTATCGCCAACTGCAAAGAAAACTCCCTGACCGTATCTTATCTTTCTCCAATTGTGTGCTGTTGATCCATCCTGAGTAGGAAGGTATCCTCCAGATATCCAATCTTCACCATCAAAACTAATTGCTATTTCTCCCGTTCCTGATACAGCAATAAATTTGTTCTGACCATATGTGATGGATCTCCAATCTTTTACCGTACTGTCTGCAATTACGTCCATGATGTATGAATTCCACGTCCATGCACCAGTTGTGCTATTAAATTCTCCAACCGCAGCAAAGTTTCCTGAATTGGCTATGGCAACAAATTTTCCCTTACCATATGCTACGTCAACCCATTCATTAAAAGTTGAATCTCCTATGTCAGGTAGGGTAGTTTCTGCCCACGTGTTTCCACCGTCTGTTGAATAGACAGACTTGTCAGCATCACCTGCAACTGCTAAAACTACTTCAGAACCGGTTCCATTATTGCCTTTTCCAAACACCACTCCATTCCATAGAGCAGTATCAGGTAGTGTTCTGTCTAACCATGTTTTACCGTCCGCGCTTATTGCGGCCTTGTTACTGTTATTTCTAATTGCAACAAATCTATAATTACCAGTACCGCCACCTGCTAGACAACTCCAATTTCCACTTGTGGGTAGTGTTCCCACAGTCCATGAACTTCCGTCTTCTGAGTATGATACGTTCGAACTATTTAGAGCTGTGGCTACAAATCTGCCACTATTTGCTGTACCTATGTGCCTGAATGAAGTAATTGAATTGGTGCTATCATCACTGGTTGATGTCACTGTAATTATTATATCGTGTTCATCTTCTGTGCCGCCGACTAAATTTCCTTTAATTGTAATTTCCTGTCCTACTTCATAGCCTGCGCCTGCTTCTCTTATGCTAACTTCATATGTCCTGCTGTTCTTGATAACGTCAAATGTTGCTGTAACTGGGGTAACATTGATAGTTTCACCGGTCCCAGCATCTCCCGAAACACCATTAAATGATTCCCTAGTTTCGTTATATGCAACGGCAGCCCAATCATCACTCTGTCCAATATTGACTATAGATGAAGTAAATCCTGGATGTGAAAATATTGGTCTTGGTTCAAATCTGTATGTGTTGTCAGTAAACAGTGCTGGCTGAATGGGAGTTCCTGGAATAACATGATCCCATCCTGGTTGATCATCACTTTCTCTTGAAACAGTCACAACTTTTGTTGCAGGATTTAGAGAAGTTACGTATCCGTATTGACCTGCTCCTTGTCCTGATGTTATAATTAATCTTAATCCTAGTGCTTGTGCTTCGGTTGTATCATCGTTGGTTGCGATTGTTAATGACGTGGTATTTCCTGATTGTGCGTTATTACCCTGTTGAAAATATCCTAGTCCGCCTTCTGTTGCACCTGCATCTCCAGGCGCATTCTTAATTAATGGCTGGAACACAGCATTGTCACGGAATTCTTCTTGTACTACTTCTGCTCCAACACCCGCACCTTGGAATGTGTAGTCAGCACGCGAATAGTTTTCTCCAGCATGCCTGTATTCTAATATGAGTATCTCATCATTAACTTCTCCAGCAAATGCACTTTCTACTATTGCTTGTCCTGTGCGATTGTTTACTTCTGCAAATTTAGGAGTTTCGGTAGGGTCGTTACCATCAGCAACCGCACCAAAGTCACCGTATGATGAGTTACCGTTTGTTGCACGTAGAACTCCACCTTTTTCAGCAAACATTCCAATCTGTGCGTAATATGTAAACACAGACACAAGTTCTGCTCTACCATTATTAAGTGCCCATGCACCTATACCATCGGAAATTACCTGTGTAAAGTCATTTGATACCAGTGATTTATTTCCACCATTGTGCAGTGCTCCATCGATCTTCTGCCCAACACAGTTCGTTCCAAAGGTTGTTACGTTCTGTATGTATGGTGATCTATTTACAATCCAGCATGCTTCGTGGGCAGGACCCCAACCTGGATCCAACGACATGAATGCTCCGCCTGTTGGTCTTCTATATAGTTCAAAAACGTTTGGCGGATTAAGTGTTCCATCTAGATCTTTTGTTGTTAGATTTCTTACACCTGTGGTATCTCTTAGATAGAACATGTCGTCATTGGCACTTCCTAATACTAGATTTCTAAAATATCTGGCTTCTTGTATCGAATGAAAATTACCTGGAAATTTTAGATCCTTAATAAATGCATCTATTAATCTTTTAACTGTTGTTCTAATTTTATTAAAATCTGTGCTGTATCCGGGATGAGTTACGGGAAGCCATGCTGCTATTTCATCAGCAAGAAATTGTTTGTTTGCTAGCAATCTTGCTTCAACGTTATCATATGATGTAGCAGTCTGTGTATTTGATCCAGTAACCGAAACATCGCTACCTGTGCTTAATAGATAAAAATCTATGTATTGTTTGACATTATCTATCAAATTAGAAATATCCTGTGATACTAATTCTGGTATAATTGGTTCAAATGGATCGTCCGGATTTGCAGGAACTCTTGGTACCTGTATTATTTCTATATCAGTAACCTGCTGGGTGGTATTACCTGAAGTTGGAGAAATAGGCGTAAGATTAATTATGGAGTCAATTAAACTGTTTATCCTATCCATCGCATCCTTTTGATACGCTGCATCTAGGGTGCTGTCTGGTAAATTTGGTTTAACTGTGCATGATCTTAATTCGCTGCCTTCGATCGCTGTACCTGCAGGTACAACTATTGGAAGTATTTCTCTGTATTCTCCTGTTGCTACCTTGATTGTGTGCAATGCACTATCATCACCCAACGCTTGAATCGTTTCGCAGGCGTGTTTGATTGTTCTAAATGGTTTGTTTGGATCCTTGCCCCTATTTGGATCATCATCTGAATCTGAAGCAATTCTTTCGTCAGCACTCACGTAGCGTACCTTGTTTATTAGTTCTCTTCTTCTGTAACTTAGGGTCGCTTGGTCATTTACTTCTAGTGTTTGGTCTGATACTCCAATGGGTACCGTGGTTGGTCCTAGAGTACTTCCGTCTCCCGCAAGTTCTCTGCTCAAACCAAAAGTTAATAGATCGCCTCGTGTGCTTAGAGCAACATTTGGTCCAGCAAGTAATACTATGTCCCAATAAAAGAATCCATTTCCATTATCTCCAGGAAAATTTTCACTGGATGATGTGTGTTCTATGTTTGATCTATAGACAGTTCCTCTGTAAATTATGATATCACCGACCGCATAATTCGTGTTAATTAACCAACTATTTTTCCAATCATCTCCAGGTATCACTACTTCCCAGTTTGTTGCATCTAAATAATCTAGAGAACTTCCGTCTTCGGAACTTAATTCCGTATCAATCAATGCTACATAGAGATATCCGCCTCTTCTTACAACATCACCTGATTTGTAATCAGTCTGTGCATTCCAGTTACCCTTATAATCATGTCCTTTGACAATTAATGACCAATTAGTATCTAGAGTGGGTTGGTTGTATAGGCTCAATCCTGGAGAAACATTATTGTTGTTGGTGTTTGCTCTAAACAAGTATCCACCATGTTTAACAACGTCACCAACTGCATAATAGTCTGCAGAACTCCATTCTCCATAAAAGTTGTTTCCTGGAAATTCTGTTTCAAAATTTGCAGCCTCTATGTTTGCTCCTGCTGTGTGACCAGTAATTACTCGTAAAATTGTTCCTCCATATTTTACAAGGTCATTTTTTCTATATCTAGTATTGTTGGTCCAATCTCCTACAAACTGAATTCCTTCATAATAAATTTCCCAAAGTTCGCCGGTACTGTCATCTAATAAATCGTAGTTTCCAATCTCGGTTCCTTGATCTAGAGTTCCTGACGTGTGTTCTGCCACACACTTGTAGACTATTCCGTTATATTTTACAAGGTCTCCCACTCCATATCTAGTGCTTGGTTGCCAGTCCTGTGTCCAACCAATAGTAGTTGCATATTCTGTAAAACTACCTGCATTGTCTAAGAATGTACTTCCGGAAGTATTGGATGTAACTGTTAAGTAGACAACTCCTCCATAAAGAACTATGTCTCCAGGAGCATATAATGTTGATTGCTGCCATTGACCTCTCCATGCGTAACCATCCGTCATCTTGGTCCATGCCGGAGTTGGTTCTGAATCTCCTGGATTTGCAAGAAAATCTAGATCCGTTTGAAACGCACTAGAAGTGTGTTGTCTTATACAAACCCACGTTGATCCACCATATCTAACAACGTCATCCTTGTTGTACGAAATTGAAGTGTTCCACTCGTTTCTCCAAGTATATCTTAATCTGCTTATTCTAAATTCTGCCATTTTTTTTATCCGTTACTTGAATTTCCTATTGGGTACTCATAATTTTGATTTATTCTTTGGACTAGCATTCCTTCATCGTCCACATAATAAAGTATTGGTCTTCCGTCCCATCTGTATTGTGTGTAGTACATATTATCATATTCTTTTTCATGATCAGCTCTGATTCCATCAAAGTAATCTATGCCTGGTTCAAAATCCTCAAACGTTTCAGATGGTTTTCCAGGTAAATTAATATCAATTGAATCTTTATCAACAATGTTATCAACTCTCTTAAGGAAAACTTCACCGTCGTCATTGCGTCTTATTAGATACAAATAACGAGGACTGTCGCCTAGTGCAGTATCAGGCGTTTGACCAAAGTAATAAGTTGCCATTATGATATCTCCACATAACTTACTGTGACGTCTATGCTGTCATCAGTATCTGTTTCTAGTCTTAAACCAGCGGTTGCTGGTAAAATTAATCGTTCACCGTTAGTAATTACCTTGGCACTAGATCCTGGTGGAACTGGAACCTGCCTTGCATAATTTCCCTGAGTTGAATTTTCGTCAACCACATACAAGTTACAAATTACCATATCGTAATTAGAGTTATTTGATAGATTACAACCAACCACAGTTGCTCTAACACCTTCACCAATTTGTAAAATATCCACTGGCGTTGTTCCTACTCCAGTTACTACATCCTGTTTGAATACTGTTGGCATACTATACTTATCCTAACATTAATGCAAATGACGCTGCAATGTCATTCGCTACAATTTCCGAAACAGCACCAGTTGCACCTGCGGGTGACGCCCATGCTGCTCCATCCCAAACTTCAATTGCTTTTGAAGTTGTATTATATCTTGTCATTCCAAGAACTGCATATGCACTTGGTCTCTGTGCATCTGTGCCTCTTGGAGGAACAAAACCGTTTGTTGTATCAATTTTAAAATAACCTGTACCTGTTTGCAATATTTGTGTGATTGCATTATTGGAAACATTTTCGATTACGTTATCAGTTATTTTAAAATTACCTAATCGCACACCACCGGATCCGTTACCATCGATGTACAAATCTAATCCTGTTGTTGTTGTAATTTCATTATCACGGAACATTAAATCCCCAACATCCATTGTGCTTAATGTTAGGTTATCTGCAACTACATTATTAACAAAAAGTTCTTTCCATCTAAAAGAAGCACTTCCTAAATTATAAGTACTATCTGTTTCTGGAATTAAATCACTCTTGATTGCTGCATTAATCTGAATAGTGTCCGTTAGTGCATCACCAATGGTTATGTTGCCACCTATCGTAACATTACCATCTGCGTTTATATTTCCACTCACATAAAGATCGCCATCTATGTTAGTTGAAGCAAATACTTCAAGTGTTCCAGTCCCGTTAGGACGTAGTTCAAGTGCTGCATTAGAGTTTGTTGTAGAAATTGTATTTCCTTCAATTTCTAGATCATCTACCTGTAATTTTGAATGATAGATTACAGGATCTGCTCCAGAAGGAACAAAACTTATAGTATCTAAATCACTTGAAATTGTGTTTCCGGTAATGTGTAAATTACCAATGTCTAATTGATTATCAACAGTAAGTGTTACTGTTCTCGTAGTTCCTGTGACGTGTAAATCGGTTGATGGCGCAGAGTTATTGATGCCCACTCTAGCGTTGTTAACATCCAGATATAAAATGTCAGGGTCACTTGCTCCATTTCTAAAAGTCAAATCCACGCCATTGCGTATTAGATTTGCCTTTAAGAGCGGCCCAGATATACGACCAATTGCCATCTGCTCTCCTTATACACGGGGATCCTGTCCCTCCAACTACCTTACATTGCGAGTTGACCACAGTAAAAGATTAACGTTGGTCTACGTTAACAATAGTATTTAGCCAAAAGGATAAATTAGCCAAGTATAAGGCTGTATGCGTCGCCCAGATCTTCCATTAATTCTACATCTACTTCAGCACCACCACCCGTTGATAGTTCGTAACCGTCATCGATCTGCGCTCCTACAGTGAGTGTGATATCATTAGTTGGTGTTGCGCCGCCTACAAAATTAGTACCAAGTATGGTAATTGTATCACCTGTAAGGTATTCCTGTCCTTGGTTTGTTATGGTTACACTGCTGATTGCTCCAGAAACTATTGTTATTGTAAATCTAGCGTTTTGTCCGGTAGCACTTGTTGTGCCCGAAAGATTTGTCCTTGTTTGATCTGCTAAACCCGTAACAACGCCCACAGCAGTAACAACGTTAATTTTTCCTGAAAATGACTCCAGATATTCTTCATCTGTATTCCATCTAGTATCACCCAGTTCTGGTCTAATTGGAGTTCCTAAGTTCTGTGGCCTAGTAGAATTATCTCCTGCAGGTAGAACAAAGCCATTGTCTCCCATAAATCTCAAGTAACCTATTCCTGTACTAGCAAACCTAAGCGGAGTGTCAACTAGATTTGTAATATTGTTTGTTTCCCATTTAGTATTTTCTATGTAAACAATTCCTGTATCTGGACTTAACAATAAATCATCGTTTGATTGTGTTGCAAAAATTTGATTATTTTCTCCGTCTAAGTGCATTTGATCACTTACAAAAACATTCAGCGGAGTAACCCTATCAGCATTTCTTAGATCATCGGTGACATAGGCTTGATTCCATCTCCTTGGACTACTGTCTAATTGATCTCTCCCCAAATCCCAAAGATTGTCATCACCTGGCAGTATAGATTGTGTAAAGTCAGGCACAATTTCTACGGTATCTCCTTGACCCGTATCAGGGTCATAAAGTTCATCACCAACAATTAAATCTCCTAATTTTGTTAGATTACCATCTATTGAAATATTACCAGTGACTCCTAGATTACCATAGATGTTTGTTGAACTTAAAACTTCAACAGTGCCTGTTCCGCTAGGCTTTAGTTCTATAGTTTGATTTGATGTTGTTCCTGATATGGTATTATCATTAAAATCTAGATCATCAGAACGCATTCTTTGTAAATTTACATAACTTCCTGCAGTCTGCGGCATAATGTTTATTGGTCCGAGCACAGTAGTGATTGTTCCATCTGCTCTTGGAATAATATTATCTATCCTAGCCGAAGTATCGACAATTAAATTTGTTGTTCTAGCATCATTATTAATATCCAAATCAAATGATGGAGTATCATCCTTTATACCTATCCTTCCATTATCAACGTCGAAAAATAGTATAGGAGTAGAGTCAAAAGTTGTGTTTGAAAATTTTAGATTAACACCGTCACGGTGTAGATTTGCGTTTAGTAACGGTCCGCTAATTCGCCCCAATTGCGCCATGTGTTACCTCCTAGTTTGCAAATCCGAAGAATACCGTCACATATTTTGATAGAGGAACTGCTGATGTAAATGATAGATACCAACCAGTAGGTCTTGCTCTACCCGTTGTTCCACCGCCTGCACCAGTTGCCGTAAATACCGTTCCAACAGTGTTGGCACTCGCACCGATCAGAGTAAAATCAGTATCTCCAACATTTGTTATAATATATTCGGTTGAGGTTACAAAATTAGTTGTTAAAACTTCCTCTCCAGTATCAAATGAACTGGGGTTTTGAACTAATGTAAAGTTAGTTGTTGGTATCTGCATGACATTTTCAACCAAGACAATAATATTGTTTGCACTAGCAGGAACTTTTTGTAGTGGACCAAATATAGTGTCTGATGCATCTCCTGGTCCGAGAGTTTCAATCGTTACCGCTGCTGAAGCAGGAGCCCTTACAACTTCCCAGTTGCCGCCAACGTATGCTTCAATGCCAATAGGTTGTCCTGTCACTGCATCGTTATCGGTATTGTATCTTAGATATCCATTTCCGTCGGTTGGATGCCTAACACCAGTGAGCTGTGGACGCTGAGCTGTTGTTCCTTTTGGAATCATTACTGCTCCATTAAAATCCATAACTGCCCTTCCATATGGATTTATCCTAACGGTATTATCGTTTGGGCTGTACTTGGATACGTATTGTGATTTTAAAAATCTCATCTATTCATCCTTACACAGGTAATGAACTAACCGTAACGGTAATGAGATTTGCATCATCTGCCTTTACGTGAACTTCATCACCGCCATCCAGAATAATTTTTTCATCGCTGAAAAATACTGTTTCTCCTGCTGGTACTGTTAAATTTGCTACTATCTGATTGCCTACGACAGGAGTGTTTCCACTCTTAACCAAATAGATGTCAACTTCCGTTCTGTTCACGGATTCATCAGTAATTGTTACTGCACCCGTGTTGCATAGTATAATGTTAGTTACTGCACGATCCTGTGCCGTAACGCCACCACCTACAGCAGCACCTGTAGTTGAAGCCGTAAAAACCTTTGTGACGCTTGTTGTTGTTAGTTGTTGGCTATTAATCATTTGTTCTTCCTAAAATATCATGCTAAACAGCAATGCTTTATTTTTACTTATCAATTCATCGGTGTCGTTATTGGTATTTCTGTAGTATAAACCCGTATCACCTATGCCTGGTGTTTTTGCGTACTGTATTGTTGATCCGGAAACATAGGCAGGATCAACGGCAATCTGCTCCAACTGTATACCATAATTTGTTCTAACTTTACCTGTTCCGTTTGTCTGTAGGTAAATGTTATCGTTTGTATTGTTTACGGTAATTGCAGGATTGCTTGGTTCATTTTGGTTAAACTCTAACCCTTGTATAAATGCCCTATTGGCAAAAAATTGAGTGTTCAGCGTTCCGTCAATAAGCACAGAAACGGCACTCTCGCCAAAGGTTGAATATCCTGTATTATCAATTAGATACTGTAGTGACCCCGAAACTTCCTTGTCTGATACAATTACTCTTGTGTTGTCGTCAATAATTTGGAACGTAGGATTATCTCTAATTGAATCATCAACGTATTTTTTATTTGGAATGTCGTCATCATCTGTTACTTGGTTTTCGTAATTATTAGTTCCTATAACTGTAATAACTCCATCACCGTAACCTATTAATTCCAAATCTGGACTTGCAGTATCAGTTGTTATTTTTTTTAACCTAAGAGTAGTACCATAGTTGAAAGTTGAAGTGGGTGAACCCGTTGCAAGATTAAATGAATCATCATTTTCATCCCAGAAAAATGAAGCGGGGTCCAGCGTGCCTCTATCAATCTGTAAACCAGAATATCTAAGAGATACGCCAGCACCCTCTTCACCAAAGTTTAACTGTATGATATTGTCCTTGACATTTAAGTTTTCCGCTTCTACCGTAAGTGTGTCACCCTCAACAACAAGGTTGGCTGTGATAATTACCTGTCCACCGGCAGTTGGAGGTCCAACATCTAACTTAACGATGCCTCCCTCTCGGGTCTTGATGTTATAGTCGCCGTTGGTTTGTAGAAACTCAGACATTATCTATTCCTATAGTTTACTTCTGTACATCAATGTTAGCAAGTGTGAAGCCATCTCCAACGATTGCATCATCACCATCAGTTGATAATACGTATGGAAGATGAATCATTCCTGTTGGATCATCATCTGGCTGACAACTTACTGTTCTATTATGTAATTTAGTTACATAGTACATTGCTGAGTCATCTAAATTACTATCAGCATCAGTGTCAACAGTTACTCTTATACAGAACTCCCCTACTCCTGGAGTTGCTTTTCCTACTAGTTCTAATTTTTCAGAAAGTGTTCCATTCTTGTCCTTGATAAGGAACTGTAGAGATCCTCTCTGTCTATCTATATAAAGTGGATTAGCAATGTCTCCTGTGATAACACCACCGGTTGAAAATCTTGCTGCTGTTACCTCAATCTTAGCGGAACCTAATCCGATTTTTCTTTTTTGTATTGGTCTACCCATTTTGTTTCTCCTTAATTTGACGTTCTAGGTCTACGCGGATGGTTTACCGCATAAGTCCGCCTTGCGGCTCGCTTATTAGACATATATATTTATCCTTTGCTCAATAATGCCATTAGTTCTACCTTGCTAATAGTGTTCATAAGTGCATTAATCTTGTCTATTTCTGCCTGGGCATTGGCTATGTGTCTGTCGCTTTTGGTTTGTTTGTACTTGATTAGGAATTCCATATAGTTTTTCATATGGACTTCTATGGCTGACTGGATTCTCCTCACATCATGTGCAAACATTGGAAATCGCTTGCGCCATTTGTCCAGTTGATCTCTAAGTTTGTTAAAATCTTCGTGACTAGTAATGTCCTCCATACTAGTATTTAACACTCTTTTTATGTGATTGTCAAGCCATAAAAAAAGGGCGACATAAATGCCGCCCTTTTAAACACTCTAAAGTGTAATGTGTTGCTTACGCAAAACGTAGGTTCGCTGATGTTACACCAACTTTACCCAAGTAGTCAGCCGCATTACCTAGTGAAGATGCAGTGTTTGTTAACTCTACATATCCGTATCTAGTCATGAAGCTCACAACTGGTTCAAATGTTGAAGGATCAAGAACCACACCGCTTGACATTAATGGAATGTATGGGCAGTAGAACGCTGCTGCGTCTGATTCAGATGAACCTTTGTAACCAATTAACACATCGTCTGATGTAGCATAACCGTTTACATATACCTTCATCGCGCTGTTTAAAGTTCCTACAAACTTAGTGTTTGTTGGCGCTTCAAAAGTACCTTCAGTTGTTCTTGCGAACGCAGAAGTTGTTGCAGATTGTAACAGTGTTAATACTGTTGGTGAAACAACAGCCCAGTTACCTGCACCACGACGTGTACGCTGCGCAATCAAGTTAGATACTCTGTTGATTTGAACTGCAAGTGCTGCATG